AATATTTTTGATAGGATCAAGAGCTGTAAAAGTGCTGGTGGAGATGGGTTTTAACTACATTGGGCTAACTGTGACATAAATCACAGCATATTTAGTGGGATAAAACCCCTTTATCCCGGCTTATACATAGTAGGGAGGATATTTACCGAGTAGGTAAATAGACGACCTACCCGGCCTTAGGGGCCGGAAGGAGTTTCCAACGACTGGAGGCCCCCAAACAAACTCCTAGTGAGTTTGGATAGGTCTGTCGTTTTCTGTATCCACAGGTTTATCCACAGACCGTGGATCCAATGAAAAGACACCGAGGAATCCAATGAATAAACGGCAAGAAGAAGCCGCCAAGACTAAAGCGAAGGTGCTTGGCTACATCACCCAAGGCTATACAGTCGAAGAAGCCATGAGGGCTGTCGGCAAATCGGTCAAACTCTGGGAGTACTACCGATCCACCGATAAAGAGTTCAAAGAGAACGCCGACAAGATTCGTGCCGCCAGAGTAACTAAAGGCCGTACCCAATCTGAGGAATCTCTCACCAAAGGTTTTCGTGATTTCCGCAAGGAGTACCTAGACTCCGAAACTTTCGACCACCAGATGAACATCATCGATCTACTGGAAGGTCGTGACCCAGCGTGGATCCACAGCTCCATGCAGTATGAAAAGGGTCGCCCCCAATATGTCTTGGTCAATGTTCCGCCTGAACAC